AATCCTTGGGGTGCGAAAACAGCACGGCCCATTTGTCACCGATCCAGTCGTGGAACTTGATCTTGCCTTCAGTGGTCTCCGCCTCGAAATCGGGCGCGGTGTCGTTGATTGCCAATGCCATGCCTGCCTCCAAAGCTGTCGCTCAGACTGCTAGCATAGGAATGCGCGGCATCTGACGAGGCCGCAACATTAAGCACCGCCTGAGGCCCAGGACATCACTATAAGACAGGGCGACACACGAGGAAAGTGCTAGCCTTCTACAACCACGACTCTAAGAAGGGTGGATCAATTCTTATTCGATAGCGAGTTCGTTGTGGGCCGCGACCGGATCCGATCGCATGATCGCCAAACGCAGCCTGCTGATCCCGCAAGGCAACCTTATAGGTCAAGTGGCAGGCCCCGCCCGGACCACAAATCCGGAACCAATCCTCTACCTGGCGAATTCTTTGATTATGCGGGGAGATCGCAATGCAATTATTTCGCCTTCTTACTTCTGAGGAGAAAAGGCTTGCCTCTCTGGGATGCTGTTTCTTGGGTTTAGCTGCACTGTTCCATGTGCTAGCAGCCTGGGAGCGGGAGGCAACAGTACGTCCCGTATCAATAACACGTCTCCTGATGGATCCCGATGGCCGCATCGTCTCTCCCGGATGGAATGCTGCTGCAGTAACAATTTTGCCGCCCTAATCTAACCCCCGCGGGGCTTTTGCTCAGCTCCCAGTCGTTCTCGAACAGGTTCTTGAAGAAGTGATTGCTCCACTGCGTCGGCGTCTGCGTGCAGGTGACCTCGGGGCCGCCGGTGATGGCGTGTGCGCCCACGCCCGTTTCATATTTGCTCTTCCAGCCGAGGCCCTGATCCTCAAGCGCGCCGCTCTCCGGTTCCGGACCGACCAGGGACGGATCGCCCGCGCCGTGAGTCTTGCTGAAGGTGTGGCCGCCCGCGATCAGCGCGACGGTTTCCTCCGAAGAACGTCTCGCGGATATACTTCGCCGCCGCGATCGGATCGGGCGAGCACGTTTGCGACTGATGAGACGTGCCAGTTCCCGCCGCGCGGCGCTCGAATGCCGCGCTAGTTCAATTGGGCGGCAATCGAAATCGTGTCGCCACAGAGGAGGCCAGGCAAGCGCGATCCCGCCTCCATCGGGCTACTACGCCAGCTTTACGCGCACGAACGCCTCTTCCAGCACCGGTGCACCGTCCGTCTCGAGCCGGCCGATGAACCCGACTTGATTGGTCTCGGCGTAAAGTTCGCTCAAGCGCTGTATCTGCATGTTCAGGGCGTCGACGATCCAATAATTGCTGAAATCCCCAAACAGCCCAACGTACTTCCCCGTCGTGAACGTGTTGGGAGCGAACTCCGAGATGACCATTGGCATGCCGAGAATGCGGTCCGGTTCGCCCTCGCGGACCGATTGGGTCCACAGATATTGGCCTTGGCCGTCCTTGAGCTTTGTGATCCCTTTGATTGCGTCCCGGTGGAAGAGCCAGGTCGCGTTCCGCCAATACTGACTCTTGATCGAGAATTTTGCCTCGATCAGGCCATCGAAGCCGATCGCGGTGGAGGTGTTTCCGGTCGAGACGTCGCGGCCCGTCGAGATACCTGACGCCGACGGCGTAAACACGCCTAGTGGTTGGTTGACACCGTTGCCGGTGAGGAATGCCTTTTCTTGGCTGACCGCAAACTTATAACCGAGGCGGTCGATAACGAGCTGCTCGGCGCCGATCACGGCCTGCCGCAGCAACATTTGTGAGACCTTGATGCGCTTGGCCAGCGGGCTCGGCGTGAGCGACCGCTTGCCGAACGCCATGGAGGGGTCTTCGCTTCCGGTCTGGAGCTCGGTCGTCCAGTCGGCATCGTCCGGATCGGAATCCAGAACCGGAGCGCCCAACGATGCAGCTTGCGGCACCTGAAACGTGCGCGCCAACTTCCTGATGAAGACTTGGTCGTCGACCGCCTTGATCAGTTCCTTCACAAAATCTTCGGCTGCCACGAGATAGCCACCTTGCGGATCTGACCCCGATTGCAGCGCACGGAGTTCCTCCCCGCTCAGATGGCCGATGCCGTTGCGTAGGAAGCGGGTGAACGCAGCACGGTACTCCGGCGTGGCGCGAGGACAAGTCGCCTCATGACCCGAGTTCTCGGAGGTTCGGATGGTCTCGGCCGGCCGTGAAGCCAGTTCGGCCATCTTGCGATCGAGCTCCTGCTGGCGCTCTTCGCGATTGATCTGATTGCCGACGGTCTCCTGCTCCGAGAAGAGCTGGTCATATTTGCCCTGTTCGTCCGCGGTGAGGTCGCGTTTCTCAGTTGCGGCTGCGTCGAGCAAATTCCGCATCTCGGTGACGATCTGGCCGCGTCGCTCGCGCAAGTCCTTGAGACGGACACTCATGTTTGGGTTCCTCGTTGACCGGCAGAAAAAAAAGGACCCACCCACGCCGCCGGCGGCGCGAATGGGCCAAGTCGCGTGATTGCTGAACGCTGGATGCCGTTAGAGCAGGGAGAGATCGAGCCTGCGGCGCAGGACATTGATCGCTGGGCGCGCTTTCGATTCACCCTTCCAGGCTTGAAGACTTCGTACGGCAACTTGAGTGTCCGGATAGGCCGGATACACCACGATGGCAACGTCGAGGAGTTTCAGCGATGTCAATGTTCGCAACGCAGTGCCGTCCGAGGCTTTTTCCCAAGTCTGACCGTTCGGCTTGACCATGAAGGCGAAGGACATCTGATTCACGTCACCACGCGATATCGAGACCATCAGATCCCGGCTGACTTGCGTATCGGGCGGGTCGACCTCAATCCGCAACCCTTGCTCGTCTTCGGCCAGCCGAAGCGTCCCGGATCGATTGCGGCCCAGGATCAGGTTCGGATCGTGGTTGAACAGGGCCCGGATGTCGTCGGTGCTGAGACTGTCCGCAAACGCGCCGGGTTTGATCTGCTCGCGGAAGCCGCCGAGGTCTGGGCTGACACTGTTGAAGAGAGCGGCGTGGCCAACCAGTTTGGTGGGTTCGTCGGCGGCAAACCGCAGTTCGACCGCATCGATGGTCCGACGCTCTATATCTCTCGTCATTGTGGTTGTCCTGGCGTGGCGGCCGGTCTGTCCGTACCGGCCGGCAGCATGTTGAGCGGCTCCAGATAAGAGTCGCCGTTCTCGATCCTGTTCATGTCTTCCCGCTCGCGAACGTCGTTTGCCGACAGCCAGCCCCATTGGCGGCCCGTCGCATAAGCGCGATAGCGGCTCTCGATGTCGCCCCGCAGCAGGCCGTCGAGGTTGAACGACACCATGTGGGTGCGCCGCATCTCCGAGGTGAACAGATCCCGGGTCATTGCTTGCTCCCAGGCGACCGCCCACGGCCTGATCGTGTCCGCAACCACCTCGATGGCCTGGTGTTCGATGTTGGAGAAGGTAGCGCGCTCTAGATCACCAATTTTGTGCGGCGGAATCCCGAAGATCGCCGCGATCTCGTTGCGCTGGAACTTCCTGGTCTCGAGAAACTGCGCCTGCTCGGCCGTGATCCCGATCGGCACCACGTCCATGCCCTCTTCAAGCACCGCTGCCCGGTGCGCGTTGTGCACGCCCTCGAACCGTTCATTCCAGGCAAGGCGCAGTCGGGTCATTGCTTCCTGCGACAGCCGTCCCGGATGCTTTAGAATCACGCCAGGCCGGGCGTCATGCTTATAGAATCGCGCGCCATAGGCTTCGGCCGCCAGCGCCAACCCGACCGATTCCCGCATGCAGTCGATCGGTGACAGACCAAGGACGCCATCGTGCGCCATGCTGAGGCCACGCAGGTGCAGGACTTCCTCCTGCAGGAGGACCTCGCGAGCGCCTCGTGCCGGGTAATATTCATAGGCCAACCGGCCCCGAACCAGATCGGGCAGCGGCTTGATGCGGTCGGGATGCAGCGGCACCAGGTTCTGCACCGCGGCGCCGTTGCCGGCGACGATACGGGCGTAGGCGTTGCCGCGCAGACAAAGATGCGCCTGCAGCATCGCCCGGAAATCGAACGCCGTCTGCCAACCATTGGGCTGATCGTGCAGAATCGGGGAGAGCGGATGTTGCGGATCCCGTTCCTTGCCGCCATCCGGCAGCCGCCGGTAGATAATGAGTGGCATCGCGGCCATCGACCGCGCCAGATATTGGACGCAAGCGTGCACGGCCGTCGCGCACATGGCGGCCTCGGGCGTCACCACGATCCCGCTTGCGGCTTCGCGGCCAAACCAGCTGGCAAACGCCGGGTCGGCGGGCCGGAGCGATCGCTTTTCGGATCGACCGAACCATCGACGTAACCCTGCGATCATATGACGAACAATTCCTGCGTCTCATAAACCGACCGCCCGCCCGTACGATCCGCCACCAGGGCACGGCCGAGTGCATTCAGCGTCGCCGATATGCCGTCGATCCTTTCCTGACTCTTTTCTTTGTCCGGCTTCAGATTGCCTGCCGGGTCCTGCCGGACGGCAACGTTGGAGGCATTCCACCGCAAGACCGGGTGGCCGCCGTGCCAGAATTCCT